AGAAGTAATTGATAAGATAAGCCGAAAAGGTGTTTGGATAGTAGCATTTTTAGTGTTATTTTCGATAATAAGAAGTTTTCTTTGAAGTTAGGTTGGTTAGTTAGTTTGAAGAGAGAGTCCCGTAAGGCTCTCTTTTTTTTTGCTTTGATGCAAAACTTTCTTTTTTATTCGTTATATAGATAGCTAAGCAATCAAGTTATGAAAGTTTTAACTACAAGCACCGACCCACAGACCTTGAGTGTGATTCCCAGAAGCTATCCTACTTCCGTTACATTGAAGCTACGGGATGATTCAAAGAACACAATTAGCACTTACACGGTTGCTGCTTCTAACGTAGAAGGCTATTTAACGCTTTCTAATGCGTTTACTCTCGTTGAGGGTAGGTTCTATGACTTGACAATATTAGATGGCTTAGATGTAATTTACAATGATAAGATATTCTGTTCTGACCAAGACATTGACCAAGATTTGAACGACTATTACTCTGTGAACAAGGATGTGTATGTTTCCGAAGATTCACGAGATAACGAATTTATAATAATATGAAAAAACCAAAAAGCGAAGTTAGTGTAGTTGCACTCGCTTCTTACTCATCGCCAAAGATTACAGAGGTCAGGAATAAGCAATGGGTGGCATATGGGGACGATAACGACTACTTTCAATATTTGATTGACAGGTACAACGGCTCTCCATCGAACAACGCTATCATCAATGGCATTTCAGAGATGATTTACGGACGTGGTTTGGATGCTACAGATTCCTCACGTAAACCTGACCAATATGCTCAAGCGATTACGATCTTCCATAAGGATTGCGTGCGTAAGTTGGCATACGATTTGAAATTAATGGGACAATGTGCTATTCAAGTAATCTATTCTAAAAATAGAGCTAAGATAGTTCAGGCAGAGCATTTCCCGGTACAAACATTAAGAGCCGAGAAAGCAAATGAAGATGGTGATGTAGAAGCATATTATTATGCCTCTGATTGGAAGAAATTAAAACCAAACGAGGAGGTCAAGCGAATACCTGCTTTTGGTTTCTCAAAGGAATCTATCGAGATTCTATATGTTAAACCTTACCGTGCAGGCTTCTTCTACTACGCCCCAGTAGATTACCAAGGAGGCTTGCAGTATGCGGAGTTAGAGGAAGAGATTGCCAATTACCACTTAAACAACATAATGAATGGGCTTGCTCCTTCTATGCTTATTAATTTTAATAATGGAGTGCCAAACGAGGAAGAGAGGCAACTACTTGAAAATCGAATAAGAGATAAATGGAGCGGTTCATCGAATGCGGGTAAGTTTGTGTTAGCCTTTAATGATGATGCGGCACAGGCAGCGACAATCGAACCTATCCAATTAAGCGAAGCGCATAACCAATATCAATTCCTTTCAGACGAAAGCACTAAGAAGGTAATGATGAGCCACAGGGTGGTTTCTCCTATGCTTCTGGGAATTAAGGACAACACAGGTCTAGGGAATAACGCTGACGAGTTAAAGACGGCTTCTATATTAATGGACAATACCGTTATTAGACCGTTTCAGGAACTTCTGTTAGATGCCTTTGATAAGATACTAGCGGTTAATAATATCTCATTAAACCTTTACTTTAGAACATTACAACCGTTAGAGTTTACCGATTTGTCGAATGTCGCTGACCAAGAAACGAGAGAGGAAGAAACAGGCGTGAAGTCGAATGACGGAACAAGCGTGAAGTCGAATGACGGAGTTCAAATGTCTAAAGAAATGCCTGATGTTGATGATAGGGTTTTTGATTTACTTGATGGTGAGGATGAAGATTTAGAAAATTGGGAATTGGTTGATGAAAGACCTGTAGATTACGACCAAGAAGAGGCGTTAGACAAGATGATAGGTTTAGCTTCTACGGGTACGGCAAGACCAAAGGCGAAGTCGGAACAAGACGGGAATGTAGATGATGTTAGATTTAAAGTACGTTATCAATATGCACCACTTACTACTTCTGGTAATTCCAGAGAATTTTGCCGAAAAATGGTTGCAGCAAAGAAAATCTATCGAAAGGAAGATGTCCTTGCTTTGGAAGAAAAAGTAGTTAACGCAGGATGGGGACCAAGAGGCGCAGACACCTATAACATTTGGTTCTACAAAGGAGGTGGTAATTGCCATCATTTCTGGATGCGCAAGACATACCGTGCTAAAGGCGTTAATCCTGATGTTGGCAATCCTAATGCTGAAGTAAGCGTTAATCAAGCTAAGAAAGACGGATTTAAACCGGAGGTAAACGACAAGAAAGTCGCTACCCGACCTGTTGATATGCCAAATAACGGATTTTTACCTAAAAAATGACAGCACTATTCATAACCCGCACAGATTTAGTTCGCAATTCCATATTGGATGGAAATGTGGATACAGATAAATTCATTCATTTCATAAAGATAGCCCAAGAGATACACGTTAGGAATTACTTGGGAACAGATTTATACAACAAGATTTCTGCTGACATAATAGCTGACACGTTATCTGGGGACTACTTAACGCTTGTAACGACATACGTGCAACCGATGCTTATTCACTTCGCTATGGTTGACTACTTACCGTTTGCTGCTTATCAGGTAAAAAACGGAGGTATTTTCAAACATACTAGCGAAAATTCGACAAGCGTTGATAAAGGAGAGGTGGACTATTTAGTAGCAAAGGAGCGTGAATTTGCGGACTATTACACAAGGAGGTTCGTGGATTATATGAGTTTTAATCAAAATCTGTTCCCGGAATATCGTTCAAATTCAAATGACGACATATTTCCAGATTCAGACGCAACATTTAAGGGATGGGTGCTCTAGGTAAGCCGAAGCAAAGCAACATAGAGAAGTTAGTAATTTATCTTTCAAAGAATGGCAAATAATACAATAGGTTGGGGACAAGGGACTACCAATAACGATATAGGATGGGGTAGAGGAAGTTCTAATGATATTGGATGGGGAAGTGTGTATGATTCTTCGTATGTTGGTGACACTGATATAGTAGGAGGAGGAGGCGATACGCGATTTATTATTAGAATAGACACTACACAAGCAGGAAGCGCAGCAGACACCTTTGTATTGCCTTGGATTGGAACGTACGATGTTGATTGGGGCGATGGTAACGTTGATTTAGCGGTAACAGACTCTCAAACACACGTGTATGCAAGTTCAGGTATTTACGATGTTAAAGTAACTGCTGCAATAGGTCAGATATATTTCGCTAATTCAGGAGATAAATCTAAACTGATTGATATTAGGAATTGGGGTAATGTAGGATGGACTACAATGGATAGGGCTTTTTGGGGATGTAATAATTTGACAAACGTAACCGCTTCCGATGTACCTGATTTAAGTGGTGTTACGATTATGTTTCTTGCATTCCGTGACTGCACATTATTAACTGATTTAGACGTTAGTTTATGGAATACGAGTAATGTTACTAATATGAATTCAACATTCCGATTTTGCTCATCATTAACTGATTTGGATGTTAGTTTATGGGATATCGACCAAGTAACTACCTTCATAAACTTTGCAACAGACGTCAACATACCTACTGCTACATATGATGCTATATTAATAGCGTGGGAGGCACAAACACCAACAAGCGGGTTATCAATACACTTTGGAAATTCTGAATACACCGCAGGTGGAGCAGCAGAAGCCGCAAGAACATCTCTGCAAGTAACATACGGATGGACAATCGTTGATGGTGGTCCTGCTTAATCTTAAAAATTAAAAATATGAAAATCACTAAACCTGAACAAGTTACATACTTCATCTGCCGAGATGATGAGGTTTTTGAAGTTAAAGCATACGGCAAGATAGAAACTACACAAGAAATGATTACACCACATCCTATTGTTGACACCTATGTGGTTGAGCAAGAGTGGTTGGACAAGCTTGCAGAAGCAGGAATTACGTTTGAGGAAGAAATAGTTTAGAATGAGTTATACGAATGTTGCATTAGCGGTTATACCTTCAGGCATTAAGTCTAACATCGTTTATTCCCTTATAGGCGGTGATATGACCTTTGTCCGTACATCGGCTGCCACACGAAGAAATAAAGACGGTTTAATTGAATATGTACCTATCGGGCAACCGAGATTAGATTACGATGGTGCTATTCCGCACTTACTATTAGAACCTCAACGTTCAAACGGACTTCAATATTCGGAGGATTTCTCAAATGCGTATTGGACGAAGACGAATGTTACTGTTGAAACCGATGCGAATATTGCACCTGACGGAAACACTACCGCAGATATAATGCGTGAAACTACTGCAAATAGCGAGCATCGTATTGCACGTTCTTCTTCATTCGGAGGTGGAGGTGATTCTTACACATTCTCGGTATTTGCTAAATCAGGAGGAAGAAAGCTAAACTTATTCTCCGCCACAAGTTCACGTTTTGAAGTTAATGCAACATTCGATTTAGATGCGGGAACGGTAAGTACGGTAACAGGTACGGCAAGCATAGAAAGCTATCCTAACGGGTGGTATAAATGCAGCGTTAGTGGTGTTTCTTCGTCGTCAGGCTCATCTACCATTTACTATCGACATAGGGATGATTCCAATAACACTTCTTATACTGGTGACACGGCTAAGTTTACCCTACTATGGGGGGCGCAGTTAGAAGAAGGTGCTTATGTAACTTCATACATTCCAAGGCTTGATTCAGTCGCAGCTACTCGTAATGCGGAAACGTGCAATTCCGGAACAGGAGATTTCAATTCCAATGAAGGTGTGTTGTTTGCAGAGATTCAAGCACAGAATGACGACCCGGGTGCTAACATCTATTTAGGACTAAGCGATGGAACGGCATCAAATATGTTAATCATTCGTTACACTACCGACGGCTTAATCCAAATACATAACAACGGCACATCGCTTTCAAATCGCGTGTTTGGAGATGATTTAGACCTGACACAAACCATTAAGGTAGCGGTTAAGTATGGCACACAAACAAGCGATTACAAGGTATTCATTAATGGCACAGAGCAAACGGTGTTTGGTACATTTACGGCATCAGCTATGACGGGATTAGATTCGTTTGATTTCACATACCCAACAGGTACATTACCATTCTTAGGCAATGTTAAGCAAGCCGTAGTATTTAATTCAGCATTAACAGATTCACAATTAGCCGAACTTACAAGATGATATTTAAGAAATACGAATTTGATTCCGAAGCTACTGCTAAGACACGTATAGCATCGTTACCGACAGACGAAGAAGGAAACCCTACCCATCACCATAGCATCAAAGACCTTGGTTATTTATGGATTACCGAACCAACATATGATGAAGAAGGAAATGAGGTAAGCGAAGGCACAAAGGCAAGCGTTTATAGCGTTGATGTGTTATGGAAGAGTGAAGAAATACTACAAACTGAAGAACAAACGGTTGACGGAGTGACACACATCGTCGAGACTGTTAAATATCCATACGGATGGGCAAGTAAGGAAATTCAATACGACGAAACTTGGCAGAAAATTAACGGAGCGCATAAATTCTTGGGCTGGAAATTTTACGAATAATGACTTTAGACAATAAAATATCATTCGTAAGCGGAGCAGCAGTTAGCACCGCAACGGCAGTAAACCAATATCAAGGAGTAACATTCGATGCTATCGTTTCGATGGCTATTCTCGGAGCGGTAGGTGGTTTCTTTGGTTTAGCCGGTAAACAGCTTTTTTATTACCTAAAAAATAAGCTATGAAATATTTCTCATTCTCCGAGTTTGATTCTCCGTTAGAGAAGGGTAGCGGATTACGTATGGACACAAAGTTCCTTGAAATGCTTGAGAAGGCACGTGAGAGGGCTTCTGTGCCATTTAAAATCACAAGTGGATATAGAGTGCCAGCAGACATAGAAAGACTCTTAAAACGAGGCTATAAGGTTTCTAAGAATAGTTCTCACTTAAAAGGTTTAGCTGCTGACATTTCTACTTTGGATTCTGGGACACGCTATCGCATCATAGAGGCATTACTTTATGCTGGATTTACCCGTATAGGAATAGCAGACACCTTTATACACGTAGATTGTGACCCTGACAAGCCACAGAATGTAATTTGGACGTATTAATTTAAAACTCAATATAATGAACAATTTAAAAGAATCTTTTAAAAGCTGGAAAACTACCTTGTTAGGTTTCGTTCCTATCATCCTCTCACTTCTTATTATGCTAGGGGTGGTAAAGGTAGATGACCAACAAGCGGTGCAAGAAGGTGTTAACCAAATCGTAGCTAACGCAGAGGGTGGACTTGATAACATCGTAGCTTTAATTTCTGCCGTTGTTGGACTTATTGGTATTTTCTCTAAAGACGGAGATAAATAGTATATTTGCGTATCTCGGCTTGAAATCGTTTTCCAATTAAACCTCCAGTTAATAGCGGAGGTTTTTTTGTTTATCTTTAAAATATGGCAAAGAAACCAACAAAGACGGCACTCGTTAAAAAATTGGATAAAGTGTTCAGTGAATATATTCGCCGAAGAAACGGAGAGATGGCGATGTGCGTTACTTGTGGGAAGATAGCACACTGGAAAGAGATGCAAGCCGGGCATTTTATGAGCCGTAGACACCGGGCAACCAGATGGCACGAAGACAATGTTCAAACCCAGTGCGTTAAATGCAATATGTTCGGTCAAGGGGAACAGTTTAAATTCGGTAAATGGCTGGGAGACGAGAAAGCTAACGAACTTATTCAGCTTTCAAGTCAAGTAGTTAAACTTAGTGATTACGAGATGCAAGAACTTATCGAACTTTATAAAAGAAAGTTAGCGGATTTATAAGTATATTTGTCTGTTGTTTCTGAAGATTGATTTCTTCTGTTTTGTTTTTCATCGAGAAAGGGGGTTTCGGCTCCCTTTTTTTTATTCCCTTATTGCGTAATTAACAAATGTTTATTATATTTGCTAAAAACAACAACAGATGGAAATTAACGAAAACTCCGTAGATTACCTTAAGGCTCGAGTAGAAGCTTTAGAGAAACGAAATCAAATGCTTACCGAGGAATTAAATGCGCTGATTAGAAGCGTTAGTTCGGTATG